AAATCCCTCATGCATTGTACCTTGCAATTAAATAATCTAATTCACAGTGTACACTACCATGCCATCCTGATAATTTATTCTTGACAATATTTAAATGTCTCTGTGCATCCTCTTCTTCTTGCCCTTCTACCTGTGGGTTCTTGGCAATGAGTATCATCAAGTCTGCTTCTGCAGCTTTACCTGTACGGCTACCTTCCATCATGCTTTGATTGAGTATAACCTTACCCTCTGCTTCTGCACTTAACTGTGACATATATAACACAGCACAATCATACTGCTTTGCTATCTGTCTTGCATGTACAGCACATGCTTTCAATGCTTCATCAGGTCTAGCATATCCTTTGTGTGTAGCAAACTTATCACCCATATCAAGCACTACAATGTCAGGTCTTTCTTTCTTGACAGCAGACTCTACCCAACTCATGTCGTATCCTGTAGTGTCTTTAATAAATATATTCTTACGCAATGGTGCATATATTTCATTAGCTTTCTGCATGTCACTCTTAACTTGATGTAGGTTCATACCTGTACCTGCTGTAAGATACCTTGCACCTACTCTATGAAAGCCCTCTTCATTACAAAGTACAATACACTTAGCACCCTGTGATGCAAACCCACCCGGACCTGCTATAAGACTAGCATGGAAAGATGTCTTACCTGTATTAGGTCTAGCACCTACCTCTATTAGATGTCCTGCATTGATACCCTCTACCTTTCTGCATAGTGTGGGTATATTAAATGTCCATCTTGCTTCAAGATCATTCTTGTCCAGCAGGTTTTCAATACTTATATCAGCCCACTCAATATTCATAGTAGGTGTGAAGTCATCACTGTATTGCTCAAGTATATTACGTAGTGGTTCTAAAGAACTCTTAGCACCATTCACATAATCAAAACCTAGATTAGCAATGTCCTCACCAATAACCTGTTGGAAAAGTTTGGATAACACTTCCTGTGCTACGTCATCTCCCATAGGCTTCTCACTTTTAACCTGTCTAAACAAAGCACCAAAGGCATTCTTCTGTGCCGTTGTCATGCTTGGGTTACTAGACAAGAACAATGCCTGTACCTCATCAGGTGTCACTGTCCTGCCATACCTATCCATAGCTTTGTCAATGACAACCTTTATCTTTTGTGCATCCTTACTGAACAGTCTGTTAGGACACCTAGCTCCACGATGATCTTCGTAGAACTTCTTACTCATTAAACTTCTTAGTAATGCTAATTCCATATCATCTCCTTCATGTTGTTAATATCAATATCTTCTTCATACTTTATGTCGTCAGTCAATCGCAGTACCATAACAGTACGCACCCAACTTTGCAACTCTTTTCTTATCTGTAAAGTTTTCTGTAATGCATCAGGGTCTAGTGCAACCACAACCTTATCAAAGTTATGACACAGAAATCTTTTATGTTCTTCTAGTAGGTTTGTACCTAGCAGTGCTACACCTGTGATGCCATGCTTTGCAGCTGTACACGCACTGTAACAATCCTCTACTAACACACAACTATTGTCACCACCATCTCCACCTTTACCATTCCATGCTACGAAAGGATGTCTACTACTACCATACCTTTTCCATTTAGGTAAACGATTGTCAGTGGATGCACCTATAGCATCTACAATCATACCTTTCTCACTATCTTTGATTAGAAAGACTGCTCTGTTTTCTTTTACATCATTAAGACAATAGTCTCTCCATATCTTTTCTTTCCACGTAAGACCACCAATATTGTCAAACCTATTCTCGTCAAACCTATCCTCATGTATAGGCACTATATGTTCAGGCAATACAAAAGTCTCAGGTACAGTATCTCTCTTTACATTTCTTATTTGTTCAACTGTCATAGGAACTCTTCTACTACCACTGACTGAACAACTAGCTTTATAACAATTAAATAAAATAGAACCCATACTGTTTGTAATAGTAAAAGTATTTTTACCACCACAAAACTGACAGTCCATTCTCTTTGTACTACCTATAGGTACATCATTATCTTGTAGTATAGTATTTATGTCCATGTGTCATCCTTTCTGTTAACAGATTTAATATCATATTTTTAACTTAAAGGCAAGTACCTCATACGTAAATCTTTTCTCAATGTAGGTGCATCATTAATAATTCTTCGTGCTACTTTAGAGAATCTAAATTTAGTATAAGGTACATACTCGCCTTTGATTGGTCTGATTTGTGGTGCAATATAATCTTGAAAACCAAAGTCATTCCTCTGCTGTTCAAGGGTATGCAACAAACCTGCATCCCACCCATCATCTATATCACTCCATGTCCACTTAAATATATCTTTGTATTCTAATCGTGGTGGCTGTAGTTCATAGATAATTTGTGAGATGACACCAACATTCCTGTATTCAAATTTACTGTAAGCGTGTTGCAGAAATGCAACAACTTCAGCCTTTGTCCATGTATTAGTATGCACGTTCCCAAGCCGTTTCATCTGAAGACAATACATAATCTGAATACATATTTGGTTGATCCGTATTAGGATTTTTTGTTGGTGAAAAACTCAGTGACATATGTAAGTGATGCACCAACTCTTCCATCATAGCTAAGTCAGATAGTCGTAAGTCTTTACACTCTGAAGCATACTCTACTGCATCCTTTAATTGGTTATGCAATCTAAGAAACTTCATACGTTGCTCTTCAGTTACTAGTATATCTTTGTTGTCCAAGTTTACCTTGAATTGGTTCTTTGTATCTCTCATAATGCTACTCCTTTCATCCAAGTAGGTTGTTGTGTGTATCTATATCGTGCAAACCTAGCTTTGTCAGCTATGTAGAAAGCACGATAGGCTTCTATAGGATAGAACTCATCTGTTTTAAGTTCATCCATCCCACTAAAACATTGTGGGTGTTTGGTAAATACACCACTAGGTATCTTAAATCTTCCTAGCCACAAAGCATCATAGTGTTTAGATGCTCCATGTCCTTTTTTATACCTATCCATATACTCAAATAACATTTCTCTG